CGTGAAAAGAATGAATACATACGAGCAACGGTAGACTCAGATAGTTCTGTTCCATTTACAATTTGATTTGCTCTGGCTAAACCAACTCTGGTTCCACCACGCTTGCCTTCTTTTTTCCACCCCAACGCTCTTCTGGCTGCTGACTTCATACCATCTGTTGGTGTTAAACTAATATCTGCTTTAGACATATCATCCATGTCATCATCCATTTGACCAGAAATATCTACATACCCGTCTGGAATAACTGCAAATCTACACTTGCCCTCAGGCTCTACTTCAAATGCAAGGATTTCACACTGTACGCCACCCATGTATAAAGCACAGTTAGAGCATTTAACACCAATTACTTTTTCTTCATTCTGTTCTGCAGGTTCATAACCTGCCCAAATTCCAGAACCATCTTCATCAAATTTTCCGTATTGTTGGGCAATTTCTACCAGTGCATCGTGCAGGGCTTTTTCATCAGGTGTTAGTAGATTTTCTAATTCATTCATAATATAATTATATACTATTTTCGTCAATCATAGCGTTGACTTCAGCCATTAAAAGCCATTCTTCTTTAGTTAAATCATTCTCGTAATCTGCAAATTTTCTTGTTTTTTCATTCTCTTTAATAGTCCAAGTACCATTGGGGTTCATTACCACTTCAAGCAATCCTTTTTGCCATACATCAAAAACTAGGGCATTAGTCATGGCTAAATGCTCTTCAAAAATTTCAGGAAAGTGTTGTCCCATTTTTCTAGTCATTTTGTAAACAAATTCTCCATTTGGATCTATGCCAGAAATTTCAACATAGCCATTTTCAATCATGTAAGAAAACATTTCTTCCTCATCAAAATCTTCTTCATCAAAATCGTCAAACATTATACCTCCATAATACTAGTATACAACTAAATAAAACCAATTCCACTTAAGAAATCTGATATATCATTTGGCATGTCCTTCATGCTTTTAGTTGGTTCCTGATAAAAAGTATCTACTTTTTCTCTATGGCTTGTGTCTCTTGAATCTCTAAATGTATGAACTTCAATTTCTCTAGTTCCACGAGAAGTGTTTAATATTGAATTATATATTGCACCACAAACAGCATCTGCTAAATCTTTAGAACCTTTTCTTGGGTGATCTACTTTATCACGAATAATGCGTAATTGCAATAGTTCATCTACAAGCAAATCAATTCTTGGTCCATAGATTCTTTCTTCTGCTACAAGCATTTGCATATCTTCATAATGCTTTTTTGCTACAGACAATGTTTCTGAATTCATACCAAGGGACTTTAACTCATTCATAATATCAAAAGAGTTCCATCTATCAAATGTTACCTTCTTAATTCTAAACCCTCTTGAGCGTAACTCAAGAATATAATTCTTTACATCTTTAAACTCTACTGTCTTATCTGCTGTTGGAGTCCACCATCTAACTGCATCTACAACCACAAATGGATTAATTACTTCATGGTCATTAAAGGTACTAAGAGTTACCCATTTGTCAACGTGTGCAAGTGCTACCGCACAGTGGTCATGCTTTTGTGCAAGGTCAACGTGAACATAGTATTCTTTATCTTCCTGTGGCTTAAATGATTCAAAGAATCTTCCAGTAGAGTCTACACCATTGGTTCCACTAAAACAAGTTTCAATTTTTTCTCTTGAACGGAAGAAAGCGTCAACAGCATCAGGTGGCATACAAGCAAAACGAGACAAGGCATCAATTGGATTCTTATAAAATGCAATCTTAAAATCATCTATGCTTCTTGTAGGATTAATCTCCCATGTTGGTCTGCGTAATGCAAATACCTTTGGAAACTTATATGCATTAATTACATCCTCTTCCCATTCAACAGTAAACTCATTTGATGAATTACCATCTTCTATTGCTTCATCAAGCTTGAAAGTATGTTCTTTTATTTCAATAGTTTTATCTGCAATAACAGATTCGTATCTTGTTTGAATATAATCATTTTTGTATCTAGGGAAAGAAAGCAAAACTACCTTTCCAAAATCTGGGAAACGGGAGTCAACAGATGCACGATACATTTCATAAATAGCTGAAGCAGTTTTTGCTTGATCAGAACCAGATGTTGATTCTGTTGCGAAGCCTGAAATCTCATCAAGAATTACACAGAGTACGTTGTAACCTTCAAACGATTCTCTTTCAGAGTGACCTGAATGACAAGTGATACCCTTATCAAAACTTACAGCACCAGCAGTTGGCGTGTACCTTCCTTGAAACCAAGGTGACTTGTCTAATCTTGTTTTAAATCCCTTAAAGAAAACATTTTTTGCTTGTTCAGAGTTAATAGCAATATTAAGAATATCAATAGAGTCACCTGGAGGCTTACCAAAATATCTTGCAGGATCCTTTAGACATAACAATAAATAAACCATGTAGGACACAGCAATTGTTGACATGTAATCTTTACCAGATCCTTTGCCTAATTGTAAGATTACTTCATTACAGGTTTGATTCCATCTATCTTCTGCTGTTTTTTCTCCGTACAAACCTACTAAAGTTTGCTTTTTGTAAATTTGACTCATTGCTTTAATAGCATCATACTGATATTTAGAAAGTGGTGGTAGACCTAAAAAGTCTTCAGATGTAACAAACTCTTCTAACTCAACTGGCTTTTCGTCAAACTCGTCACCACCAAGAAGATCAATAATATCTTCAAACATTAAATTTCCTCTGCTTGACCTGTTACTTTGCTAAGTTTTCCAAACACAATTGGCTTACATCTTTCACAGCCTGAAACAACATCACGAATAATTTCAACAAGAACATGTTGCTTTTCTTCTGTTTCTACAATCTTTTCTGCCATCTCGTTGTTATCAAGCATACCTGCTTTTTGTAACATATCAATTTGCTTTTGTTGAACATCTGCTACTAGTTTTAATGCTGCAGTTTGTTGTGGAAGCTGTCCTTGTCTTTTGGCTTCTTCAATTACTTCCCATGCTTCTTTAATAAGCATTGAGTAGTGTTGGTCTGCACCTGCTAGTGCTTCACGAGCACGAACTTGAACCTGTCTATCGCTACGAATAACCATACGCCATTCATCAAGGTACTCAATAACCTCAGCCCTTTTAAAGCCTGTTGCTTTAGCAATAACTGTAGGGTTTGTATTACCTCTCAAAAACTCTTCTGCAACTCTGTTGATGTTTTCCCAGCGATTAGCTAGTTCAATTTCAGACATCTTTTTTAATCCTTTTCTTCTTAGGTTTAATTATACCCTTAAAGTCGTGCAAATAAAAGGATCTATATCCTGTATTGCCAATAACATCAATCCATTCCATGCCTGATTCTGTATTTTTGACATACTTTTCAAATTTAAATTCCCCACGAACATTCTTTATTTTAACTAATGTTCCTGGCACAATGGTATCTTTTCCATATTGGTATTCAAACTTAACATCCCAATTAGGATTGTACCTTAACTGCACCTTTCTTTTTGACATTAACGATATCCACCAGATGTTGGAGCCCAAACAGAAACGTGTCCAACTGTCCAACTTCTTGTAAGAATATTTCCACATTCTCCACATTGCTGATGATCTCTGTCATCTACCCTAACATTTGACTTTGTAATCGTCTTATCACATTCAATACAGGTATACTCATACGTTGGCATTATATTTCCCTTCTAGTCTATTAATTTCATCATTAATATAAAAGATTGCTTTCTGCAAGTCTTCTATTTGCTTTCTATCATCTTTAATGCCAGCTCTCCATAGGTACTTAAAGGCATTTCCAATATTAAAGTTTCTGTGTCTTGTAATCTGAATACACTCTACCCCAGACGGGTCAGATGTATAATGCTCAGGATGATTTACCTGATCTACTTCAATGTGAAACTTTTCTTTATCTTTATACTCAAACATTTAACTCTCCATATATTTCTTTAATTCTTGGCACTGCATGTTTAGCAGTAATATCTTCCCAGTTCCATTGTTTGTGTACTTCAATAGACTTGTCAAAAGATTTCTTAAACTCTTCTTCCCTGTTTTCATAAACCTGTTTCATATTATATCTTATAGAGTTAATATCTGGAAGATAGATTTTTCCCAGATAAGTATCTGTAAGGTATTCTGGTAAGCCATCTGGTACATCAGACAATGTGCTATCAATCTTATGATCAATTAGGTCTTTATATTCTGCCCATTCCCAAGTTGTGATAGTAGGTAGCCCTGTTGCCATTGCTTCTAGTGGCATCATTCCAAACCCCTCACCCCATGACGGATACACAAGGCAATGTGTGTTATGCAACATCTTAAGATAGTCGTTAAATCCTAAAGACTGTTTAATTGTTTTAACATTCTTGTACGCCACTTCTGGTGCAACTTTTTTACCAGTACCATCATCAACAAGAATTGTGTGACCACGATCATATGCTTTGATAATCATAATTACATCTTCATTGTCTGCAAACTCTTCTAAGAAAGCTTCAACTGCTACCTGCCCACCTTTACGAACATAAGGCTCGCCAGTATGCAGAAAGAAAAACTTATCTTCTCTTAGTTTTCTTTTTGCTGGGACAAACTTTCCAGACACACCATGAGGATAGACATTGATTGGCTTATCAACCTTTTTCCTAAATACATTTGCAGTCCATGTTGATGCTGCCCAAACCTCATCACCTTTATTCAAACACTCAGCCCAGTAGTCTGATATCTCTGTTGTTTCGTGAGAGGAATATAGAATATTATATGCTCCAGAAAACATAATATGCTGATTTGGTGTGGCAAAAGAAATATTAATTTTAGAATTTAAGTCAAAATTAGACATCTTAAATCCATTATCAACAAATCCTTGAGCCATATTTGCAGCAGCAGTAGGATATCCCATATCCTGACTCTTAAAACCCTTATGTAGGTTTACTCCTGTTAAATTTAACTTCATCTCTTTTTCCATGTTCTTTGATTTTTGATTAAACCATATTCTACCAGATGTCTGTATATTGTCTGGTGACTAGTTTCACATTCCTTTGCAATCTCTTCTATTGTCTTTTTATCTAAAACGTACCTCTTGGTAAGCCATGATTTTGACTTATAAAGCTTCACAGACGCTCCGTAAGCGTTTTATATGCATAATAGGCTATTCCTGTAGCATCTCCCACATCATTGTCTGAAATTGATGTACCAAACTTATCATTGAAGAAATCCATTGTTCTTTGTTTTCTTATTTCTCTAATCTTGTTCTTATACCAAGATGCTGACTTTCCAGGAAAATCTTTTTGAACCTGCAATTTTTCAGCATTAGTAAAGTTCTTGTTACCAATATGGGACTGCCAAGAAACGGGTGCAACTGTAACCACCTTAGTCTGTGGCTTTAAAATTACAGACAAAATAGCACCCACAATCATAGCAATCTTTAGACCTGCATCTGCAGATCTGACCATTATAGCAGATTCAACAGCAACATATTCAGGATTACAAAGTTTGTGTATTGCTTTTGACTTGTTATTAGCATCCTTAATCTTTTCATAGATATCCGTTCCAACTATTGGGAGCTTACCCATCTTAGTAGGAACTCCGTTTTCAAATAAACAAAAGGCAACAGAAGCAGTTGAGGCATCTATTCCAAGTACTCTATCTGCTTTTTGTTTTAGTAGCTTTGACAATTGCACTTTTTATTGCCTCCTTTGCAGTGTTTGCTCTTTCTTGTTTCTTTTTATTTTGACAAAGAATACACATAGAATCTGGATTATGCATACTTAAAGTTGACCCACAGGAACAAAGTCTTTCCTTACCTGCAAGCCTTTCTTTTTTTGCATAATACTTTTCCATGATTCTTTTGTTTGTAGAAATTCTGCAGCATGTTTGAGAACAATACTTTTGATTATGAGTCTTAAACTCAAAATCATTTCCACATTCAATACAAGCTTTGATCATTGACTGCGTACCTTCAATGAATCAATTTTAGTTCTACCGTCTGGCTTTGACCAGCAAGAGTCTTTGATTGGACAATATGTGCAAGGGAATGCATTTTCCTTAAATGGTCTTTTAATATTTTTACCATCTACCCAAGCTTGATAAACTTCTTTCATCCAGTCAAAGATGTAGTCAGCATAAACTTTATTTTCTTCAGACATCACAATTGGAATTACTGCAAGCTCATGTGAATTCTTATTCTCATACAAAAAGAATCCTTCTTCTAAGCCTAGAACCTTCATATAAATTAAAAGTTGTACAACATGGCTATCTGCTCCAGTTGATGTGTCTTTACGAATATCAAAACCTTCTGCCTTAACTGTTTTAATTTCTCCTACAACTTCTTCACCATCTATTTCCATAATGATATCTGCAAAGCCACGGATAGGTGGATTAACTGACTTAATTTCACGTTCTAGTTCTTTAACTAGTCCAGCTTTTTGCATTGCACCCTGAATACGTTCATGAGCCTGTGTACCTGCATTCATTGCAGCCATACCTTGAGCATTAAAACTATCTTTAAATTCAGTTCCAGTAAACGCTAGGCTCCAGTATCTGGCACAAGTACCATACCCATAACCAACTGTCGATGGTGAAAAAGTTTTCTTTGTCTTAAATTCTGTTCCATTCTTACCCTGTAGGTAAGACTTACCAATTGCAAGACGAAGCTTTTTAGCATCAACCTTTGTGTTTCTTGGTTTTGTTGTTAGTGTCTTAATTAAATTCTTTGCCATTATGCTCCTAAGTTATATCTTGCTACATACTTTAATGCATCTACCATTTTATCAAGACTATCTTTCATTGTATAGTAAACGTTTTTCTTTGTGTTGTTAATGCTTCCAGATGGACCTTTTGCTACTGTTGTATAGTATGTTGCAAGTACAGCAAACTTAACACTCATTGCTTGTAGTTTGCCAATTAGGGCTACTGCCTGAACAGATGGAATATCTGGCTTCATCATAATCTTAACAATTATTGCCATTGCTTCATCAAGTTCTGGATCATTCATAAACTCATGAATGTCATTAAACTCTGTTACTTGGTTAATATAATCAAGTGTTGATTCCATTTGCTCTCTCCATTAAATCTTCTAG